AGCTTGTTTTTGAATCGCAGCCGCCTGCGCCTTTAATGTCTCAGCCGCGCCTTTGTCCATCGTTGATTCTGCCTGCTTGAGCATCGCGGCAACTCGCTTATCCTCGCTGTTGGCAAGTTGCAGGAATCGATTGGCGTTGGCGAACACCGTTTTATCTTGGCCTCCGCCTTTGCCTACTTTCTGCGGCTTGCCAGCGTTCTTAGCGACACCGAGAGCCGCTACTGCTTCCATCACGCTCTTGCCTGGGTTGCGCTGCATCCAGTCTTTGATGGCTTCCTGCTCCACGTTGTATTTACCAGCAGCGGTACGATTAGCCCGAGCATCCTCAGCCGCGATCCGGTCAGCAGCCAGTTTCGCCTGCTGCTGCCGCGTCAGCCGCCCCTGCTCGTCCACCTGTTGAGCGTGTTGCTGTGCGCGGATGGACGCCTCTCCAGTACCCATAGCTGTATTGCGGGCAGCGATCAAAGCACGCAGGTAGTCATCGCCGCTGCGAGTAGCAACGTCATCGCTCTGCTGTTGCGCCTCAAGCACACCCAGCCGCTGCTTCATGAAGTTGTCGGCTTGCGCTTGGTTCAACTGCTTCTGCTGCATGTACCCATGCAACGCGCCCAGTCCACCTTCGCCGATGGCACCCGCGAAGTCAGGACGGCGAGACGCTGCCATACCGAGGCCAAGCTGCATCAGGATCTGACCGATGTCGGCTTTCTTTCCGCGAGCCGCCTGCTCCATCTGCGCCAGCCGTTCGGCTACGCCTTCAAGGCGAGACGACTTACGCGACTCCATGAACTTCTTAGCAGCCGCTTCGGCCTCAGCAGTTGACCCCCACCGGCTATTTAGTTGCTTACCCGTGACCGCCATCTCAGTAGGCATCAACGGCGCATCGTCAGGAGTGAACGTCTGGTTCGCATACAACTGCGGAAGCGTCTGGCTATTGATCGGCAAGCCAGAAAGATCCGACTCCATCGGGTAGTCATCCTCTTCCGTGCCACCAGCCAGCTTACGGATGAAGCCATTTACAGCCGTAAGCCCGCCCCCCGCCATCCTAGGAGCAGGCGCATTCGGCGCAACCTGACCGACCTGAGGCTGCTGCTGTTGCTGCTGCATCTCCATAGGAGTGAAGCGCTCTCGCATCTCCTCCATGACCGTGCGCCGCTGAACGGGATCACCTCCTTTTTGCGCAGTGTAGGCTTTGCGCATTTGCTCGCGGCGCTTCATCTCGCTCATCACGAGATACGGCGGGACGCTACCCATCCCTTGCGACATCTGGGCGAGTGCCTGATCAGGTACGTTCTTCAGTTCTTCGGCCTGCTGGATGAGGTTCATTGCTTGTTCCCGAGGTAAGAGGTGAGTGCTCCAAGCCCAGCCGTAGCGAGGCCACCGATCTGCGAGGCGGGTGAAGTACGGTTGAACAGTACCTGCTCTTGGTTATACCCGATCGGCGTCCCGGCGAGAATGCCTTGCAGCCAGTTGAGTTTCTGGAACGGATCATTGCGCTGGTTGATGAAGTCCTGATACGCCTGATCCAAGTTGCCCTGCGTGCGCTGATCGATCGTGGCACCAGCCGCCATCTGCTGCTGCAGGTTCTGCAACTGTTGCGCGTTGGCAAGCCGCTGCAGATCGGCGCGAGACTGTCCGATCTGGTTCGCCGCGAGCGCCGAGTTCGTTTGCTGACCCACGGCACTGAGGCGATTGGAGAAGTTCCCCTGTTGCGCCTGCTGACGGAGTTGATCCTCTCGCGCCGCTGCATCGAGCAACGCTTGGTTCTGCGCGAGTCGCGTCTGTTGGTTCGCCTGTGCCGCCGTCAGGCCACTGGTACGAGCCAACTGCTGTGTACCCATAGCCGCCTGGAGGTTCGCCAATCCAGCCTGAAGGCCAGCGCCTTGGTTTGCTTGCTGCGCCGCGAGTGACTGGTTCGCACCGAGTTCCTGAACGCCGAGAGCGGCGGCAAGGTTCTGCTGGTTCGCCTGCTGCAGTGCTGCTTGGTTTGCCAACTGTGCCTGTAGGTTGGTCCCCTGGTTACGGGACGCCGCGTCCATGTAGGCGCTCTGGTTTGCAAGGTTGGCCTGTTGCCCGAGGTTCGCACCCAATTGCTGCGTGCCGAGCAACGCCTGCAAGTTGGCCAGCGCCGTTGCTTGATTCGCGCTCTGGTTAGCCAACGACGCCTGTTGACGGTTCGCCGCGTTGAACTGTCCAGACTGGTTGCGAGCAGCTTGGTTCGCCTGCGCCACGGTCAGTCCAGCGTTCTGATTAGCCAGCAGACCCTGCAGCCCGATGTTGCCCAGCAGGTTGTTCGTCGCCAACGCCGCGTCCAAGTTCTTCCCACCGACCTGCAGACCAGTCTGCTGATTAGCGAGATCACCCTGCATCCGCGCCTGTACGTTGAATTGCTGCGCCCCCATGCCAGCGTTACGGTCGCGCTCGTACTGCTGTTGCGCGTTTTCGTAGGCCGACTGAGCGCCTTCCGCCGCGATCTGGTCCATCTGGTTCATCAAGTCACGGTTTGCCAGCGAGTCAGCGACAGCCTGCCGGTTGCCACCGAAGGCCCCTGCCTTGACGGCGTTCGCATCACGCGCGGCCTTCTGCTCGTTGAACGCCTGCCGTGCCAGCCGCTGCCGAACGTCGGTTACGTTCTGCGTATACGGAGACATGTAGTTCTGTGCGTTGCGATTGTCGATGAATCGATCGATGCCTTGAATTTGCCCAGCCGTGACATTGCCTGGAGCGGTCATCCGATTATTCTCGAAGTTGCGCGTGATCTGGTTCGTGTCTACCGTAGGAGTGGTGTCGATCGTGTTGGCACGATACTGAGCGCCGCGCACAGACTCAGGCGACTGCGCTTGATACTGCTGTAGGTTCTGGCCTTGGATGTAGTGCGGGTCGATGTTCGATACGGACGTGTCGATCAAGCGAGGGCCAGCCATCTGGTAGCTGGTCAACTGCGATGGAGAGATACCGAGAGGCGCGTCAACCTGCGGTGCGCTGAGTTGGCCCAACGAAATCTCTCCAGCCTGGAACGCCTGCGGATTGCCACGAATAAAATTCATCGTGTCTTGGAACGACGAAGTTAGCGGCGACTCGTAGCTGGCGTCACCTGCCCTGGTACTGGCATCGAGAGCCAACTGACCAGCCGAGTTAAACGTGTCGTTGGCGATGCCGAAGTTTGTCGTTGCCTGACCGCTGGCAGTGCGACCTGCGTTGATGTTTCCAGCCGAGTCCAAGTACGAAGGCAATCCAGAGTAGCCACCGAGAGCGTTGCGGGTGAGGTCGGAGATTTGGGCGACTCCGTTGTTTACTGCTCCGCTATTGAACCCATTAGAAAGCGTCCGCTGGCCACCATATGCCTGATACGGTTGCAATACATCGAGAGCATTCTGCGCGACAGTCTGCTGTGTAGGCGTACCCGTAGGCGTACCCGTAGTATCGGTTTCAGCCTGTGCCTGTAGCGGCATGAACCCCGTGTTGAGAGCAGACTTAGACCCCATCATCCCAGTAGAAGCAGGAGATTGAGGAACAGGGAACCCGTTGTTCATGAACCCATCCATTGGCCCGCTGCTTGAGTTGTTCTTCAACGGGTTAAACGGATTGCTCCCTGAATCCAAAGCCGCACCACCGAATGCTCGGACAACGCCACCCTTCTTGAACCCCGGCGTTCCGCCAAGTTGGCGGATCTCATCTCGGATCTGATTCAGTCGCAACTGCAACTGACCGGGATCGTCCTTGAAGCGGGTGTAAGCATCGTTGACGAGACCAGCGTTCTGAAATGACTCACCACCGGAGTACAGCGTGGCCTGCGACGGCGGAGAGATAGGACCGCCAGAGTTGGTGTACACCAACTGCGCCCCATGCCGGTCAGCCAAGTCCTGCGCCGTGCGCTCCTCAGCATACTGGTTGGGGTTGTAGCCCATCTTCTCCGCTTGTGCCGCACCAGCGAAGTTGTCGGGGCGATGGGCAAGGAAGGCGGGAGGCGTCTGATATCCGTTCGGATTCGGCGAAGGTTGCGGTATGGGTGTCGACGGCCCACCGCCATGCGTAGCAGGAGGCGGCTGGGTTACCCCACCACCACCTCCTATCCCAGTGCCAACCTGCGGCGGCTTATTCGTCGGATTAGGATTACCGACAGGCAGCGTGCCACTTGGAGGCGTAGTGATCACACCACCAGGGCCAGCAGTCGAAGGTGGCGTAACCGATGGCGGCTGCGGTGTCGGCGGAGGTTGCGTGCCAGTACCGATCGTCGACGGTATTTTCGGCGTCGGACTGACGTTATTCCCGTTGTAGACGCCACCCAGCGGAGTTCCGCCTTCACCCAGCCACACATCTGATCCAGCGGGAGCGACGGAGAAACTTTTCAGCAATTCCTCAATACCAGCAGCGGAGTTCGCCAACCTCCCGCCCTCTGCGTACCCGATTCGGTTTGACCGAAGCAACTCCTCAATACCAGCAGCGCCACGAGATAGCGTAGATCCGCCGTGAACTGGCTCTGTCGTAATCCGCGCCATCGCATCCGGCACAGACTGATCAGGTGGTGCCGGAGATGTTGGAGTCGGGGGGATCGTGGGCTGTACCGGCGGATTCGCTGGCGGAGCGATAGTCCCACCCATAATAGGGATGCCTTGCTTCTGCAGGTACTCTGGCTTCATCGCCAACCCAAACGCCGCATTCAGCAGCGCATTCCGGTACGGTTTCAGGTACTCAGGAATGTCGTTTACGTTTACCTGGGATGTGGTTTCAGCCATGGCTACCTCGGCATCACTTTCTGATCGTTGATCTTCTTCGGTTGCGTTGTCTTTCCAGTGCGCTCTGCCCGTACTCGCGCCATCATGGCGTGCAGCTTACGCGCACCAGCCTCACTGGAACCATCGCCAAGCCCACTCACTACATCGGCTGGCACTACAAACTCGTCAGGCGATAGCAATACCTTTTGCCCGTTCAAGTCAGCCGTCACCATGTCGTCCATGCCGCCGCCAGGGCCTTCCACCTTACCGCCGTGCGCAAGTGACTGTAGCGCTTCAGGCCCGTAGGTAGCCACAAACTGGTTCAGATCAGCGTGCGGATCCTCGCTCTGCCCCTGGAGCGCCCGCATCGCCATCTCGATGATCTGCTGGCCCTTCAGTTCCTCAGGCTCAAGCTGCCCACCACCAGCGTAGCCTTGCGCCATGAGCGACCGGATACCACCAGACATCGGTTCAGGCTGCACCGGAGCGCCATAGGAGAAGTAGTTCTTCTCACGGCCCAGCGGATCGTACCCACCGACATTCTGGTTCAGGTTTGCCGCGATGATTGGCACTCCTGCATTGTTCTTGGCGTCGGCTTCGTTCTTCTTCTTGAGGTATTCCCCAGCCTCAGATAATTTCGTGTCTTGCTTTTTCTCTTTAGGGTCAATAATAGCTGACGCCAACGCTCCAATTCCCATTAACGGAGCAAGAATTGGAGCTGCCGCTCCCCCCGTAAGTGCAGTGGCTAGTCCCCCAGCCAGCCCAGCCAATAATCGTGTCCAGCTAAACGCCTCCGGCTGCCCAGTCTCTGGGTTTACCGTCATCGGCCCAAGCAACTGCTCCAACACCGCGATCTCCTCTGGGTTCATATGAACCAACTCGGAGTCGCCGTAGCGCCCATGCTCGGCAATCTGATCGGCCAGCTTCCGCAAGCCTGCCATACTCTCACCTCACGTTTACGTATTTACTGTCACAACCCCGAGCTTGGCCCGAGCATCGAACGAAGGCGCGAATACCTCGTTATCCCGAACCACTTTCAGGAAACCGTTTGCATCAACGTAAACGCCGCCAGTCGGCAGGCCGTACCCATTCTCTGCGAGGTTGATGAACTGCAGAGAACACCCGACGATATCGCCAGGGTTGTTTATATTATTCAACAACTCATTCACAAAACGAACGACCTGTTGAAAATCCTCGATCCGGTACTCACGAGGAGGAATCTTGAGTGGGGGGAGTGGTCGACGGAGGTTCACGTCTTCCTCCCATCCGGCTGCATGTCAAACCTCGTCACGCCTAGCCGCCACGCCTGATTCGGTTCACTGCTCTCGACGCGCAGGGCAAACTGACGCCCGCGCACGCGCACGAACTTCTGTTCAGTATCATTTGATACCGTCGACGTGTAGCCAGTCGTGAAGTCCTGACCAGGGAAGTTGCGGCGGAGGATCAGATAGTTAGCAAGCGGGGTTTGGTTTTCACCAGTGAACGTGATGTCAGGGATGATGCGCGTAATAAACGAGAACTGTTCACCATCGCCAATTTGCAGGTCAGATCCCTCGATATACGGTTCCAACGCAGATGCACCAGCGTTTGTCCCGTACTCCTGCGTCCATGTTGTCCCATCGGACGTGGCTATCGGGTAGCCGTTGAACGACATATCCCACCACGCAGTGCGCTCTAGTTGCCCGATGAACCAAGTGTTGTCGACGTAGTTGAATGCCACGTACAGATTGTTCTCATTTGAAGCCCCAGCAGGGTAGAACAACCACACCTCGTTAAACCGGGAGTTGGTTCCGCAGAACACTTTATAGCGCTGATCGAAGTTAAGATTATCGAACACATACGCCTGCACTGGGCATGGAATAGTGTTCACTGACCCGTCGTAGATGCGGAACGAATTTAGGTCCATCCAGAACACGGTATTCTTGTCTTCCGCCATCGAGTTCGGCCCCATGATCGAGACCCCCTCGGCCATGAGATTGAACCCAAACGTATACGGAGGCCCAGTGAATGCCATCGTGTTCAAGCCAACATCCGTCCAGATCAGGATCTCCTGCCGCGCCCGCGTCCAGCCAATGATCTGCGAGCCAGATGACAGCCGCTGCGATCCAGCCGTGGTCGTGGTATTGGCTTCCCATTCCGTAAGGTCTTCCGCGCTGCACCACCGGACCAGCAAATAGTCCTGAGTGGTTTCACCGTTCTCGTTCGCGCCAAAGACAACAAGATGGCGATCCACGTCAGAAACCTGGATCCCATAACAAATGGTCGGTGCTTGATTTGAACCAGGGATATCCTCCAAGGCAATCGCTCGCGTACCAGTCCCAACCGATGCGTCCCACCAGTAGATGTTGCCACCACGCACTGCGGCAACCAGATCCTCGCCGAAGTTATCAAGGCTCCAGATCCGGATCTGACCAGTGCTTACGCCTGAACTGGAAGCCGACCCCCACGTTCCGCGTCCCCAAGTGCCGGTACCCCACCCAGTTCCAAACACCTGCGTGTCCGGTCCAGTGTTGATCTGATAAGCAGCGGACACAGCCGCGCCACCACCGCTGACACCAGCCGATGCTGACGTAACGCCAGTCACCTCGATCGTGTACGTGCCTGAAGTCAGAACCTCGATCACCTGAAACTCAGCGTTCAACATCCCGGTCGTGTAGTTGTCAAACGCGGTCGCGCCAGAGAACGTCACGAAGTCGTGCAGCACCACGCCATTGCTCGCGTCGGTGACGGTCAACTTCCCGTTCGATGTGGATTGCGTGGTGAATGGGTTCGCGCCAAGCGTGACAGTCCTGCGGATCGGGGTGATGTCGTAGTAGTCACCACCCGTCTCCACGTACAGCTTCAGGTTCGTCCCGTAAGCGGTGTAGTTCGTGCCGTCAAGCGCGGTCCACTGATGCAGTGCGCGACATTCACCAAGGAATTCATTGGACGTGTACGCCTGCCATCCGCCAATCGTCTCCGGATACCCCATCCTAAAACGCACCTTGTCGGAGTCATACCACCCGCCGCTGTTTGACAGGTCAGTGATGTCCTTGGTGATGCCTGGACGGAGCTTGAGAGACTGGAGCATTACTTTCTAGTGGGCTTCTCGGCGAACAAAGCGGCCACGGCAACGATGACAGCCGCAGCCTTTTCGGCATTAACCTTTTTGTTTGGATCGACTGTTTCACCAGCAGTCGTCAGTACGGTTGCAGCGCCAATAGTGGCGACGGTTTTGAGTATGGCTTTCCAGTTCATACTTCTCCTTATACGAAATCAACCCAAGCTCCTGCTTGATACCCTTGGAACTTGTTGGTTGTGGTGTTGTAGATGACCAGCCCGTTAGACGGGGTTAGTGCATCTCTTTGCGTGGTAGTCAGGCGCGGCACTAGCAGTCCACCTGTGGTTGTCGACAATTCAAGCTGCCCAGACCCGGTAAGGCGCATCTTCTCGGACGAAGTAACAGCACCGGCTGGCGTGACTTCAAAAGCGATGGCTGTCTTGGCCGTAGAGTTCGTGAAGTTCTCTTCAGCCACAAAGGCTACGCGACCAAGGCTGCTGCTCCAAGTGCTCGTAAGGTATCCGCGTCCTTGAAGTTGGCATAGATATCCCATATTCTGCACAGCAGTGGGGGCCGCCCCAGTCCCAGACGCCAGCCTACCGATATACGTGCCGGAATTAGTGAAGCCAGTGATCATCACCCGATTGCCAGCACCTGCGTCAGACCCAACGATATTCACGTCCGTCGTCTGGTCGGGAGTCACCGCAACTGTATTTGAGTTCACCTCAAATATAGATCCAGGTGTGGTCGCTCCAATAATGAACCTGCCGTTGGTTGTGTCTAGCGCGGCCTTCTGTGTTCCAGCCGAATTCTGAAGCCTGATAGCTGCTGTCGAGTCTGCTCCAGGCTTTATCGACAGAGTGGAGGCAGAAGTGTACGTAGCAGCCTTGAGCGCAGTAGTCACCTCCCAGCTATCGAGCAGCCGCGTCACGTTGGCATTCGACCCGGTACCGTCCAGCCGCACCAGCGCCCAGTATCCGTTCGCCACCGTGACAGTAGACCCAGACCCTCCACCTTGAGCCATGATTACGGAGAAGCCGCCCGATGTGCCGTTGTATACGAAGTACCACTTCTCCGCATCGTTCGGCGTCACCGTGACAGTGCAATTAGCACCCGGCGACCCAGAGAACAACAGCACGCGGTTACGCCCGTCGCTCGCCGTGCCATCAGTGATCGCCAGCGAGTGGGTGGATCCGGTGAGCGTGACGGAGACAGCACCGTCGAGGGCGGTGTCGATTAGCTCGGTACCGCTTGAGTTCCAAAGCGATCCCCAGGTGTTGTTATTCTCGCCTGTTGCTGGTAGAATAATACCGTTGTTGGAAGTATAGCTAGAAGGGATAGCGCACCTCTAATCTGGTGTTAAAATAAAACAAGCCGCAAGGGGTCACCACACCCCAAACGGCTCTAACCACATAATCTATCGAGGAGATCATATGGCTACACATAGAATGCCAACTTTCCCGCCACGGCGCATCAGAAAGTTTTGGAACAACGTTGAGAAGAAAGCGCCGAACGAGTGCTGGGAGTGGATCGGCGCAACAGACTCCAAGGGATACGGGAAGTTTTTCTCGTGCGAAGATGGGTCGCACAAGCTCCTGATATCCCACCGCATTGCGTACTTTTTGGTGAACGGGGTTGACCCAGGAGACGCAGTGGTCTGCCACTCCTGCGATAACCCGCCGTGCTGCAATCCAGCGCACCTGTGGCTTGGAACGAGCAGGGACAACACCCAAGATATGTGCCGAAAACTTAGGCATAGTCGCGGCGGATCTCAGTTCTCTGACAACGATGTATTTATGATGAGAGAGTTTTGGTTCAGCAGGCTGTTCACTCAAGGCGAGATCGCAACCATGTACAAGGTCAACAGGTCTACGGTTTGCAATGTTGTAAACGGACACGTCTTCCAACACGTCCCGATGCCTCCAGGAGCACCGCCAGTACATGGCCATCGATGGGGTAGAAAATAGCATTACACGCTACTCAAAATAGTCTGGAACACGATGAAGCCAGCGTTGGCGGTCGCCGCTGGGAATTGAACGGTAAACGTCGACGCCGTGCAAGACTTGTCGGATCCGAAATCGATCACCGCGATAGCTTGATTGCTGGCGGCAGTGTCGTCATACAACAACGCCCCTCGTGCCGTAAACGTCGACGCTGCCCATGAGGCATCCGCGAAGTCGACGATCACTACGGTGCCATTCGACGTTGAAGCCGTCGACACAGTCGGCGCGACTATCGTACCGCCAGCCGTATACCCGCCAGCCGTAGCGAGTTCATTGGTTGACGTGTACGCTGTCGTACTCGCACTGAGCGTGGCGCTTGAGTTGTACAAGGCCAGCCGGAACGTGTGCGTGCTGAAATTGAACACACCATTTAGCAAGTCGGTGTAAAACGAAGTGCATACAGCGCTCCCCGTGAAGGCCATTATTGAACCTCTCTGCTAGGCGGTGAATTTCGGTACTCGTCGTTGAGTTGCTGCACGTCAACCGACTGTTTCAGCGTCTGCATCGCGCGGTCAAACCGCTCTTGAAACGTGTCGCGCATATCCTTCTCGCCTTTCATGTAAACGTAGCCCTCAAGCAACGACCCATACAGCAGCGCCTCTGGGAACTGTACGCTCAACCAAGTGGATCCGGCTGTCACTACTGATGTAGGATTGCCAAAGTAGTACAACTCGTAAGTTGCGTAGGCTGACGGAATCGGTCCAACGATAATAGTTGTCGAAGAAGACCCAGCTGTACTCAGGCAGTAGTGCGCAGGGAACCCCGTATCGTTATACTGGTACACTGTGCGAAGCCAACTCAACTGCTTCTGCAGTAATGGGAGACGCTCGCCATCGATCGTCATGAACAGCGCTTCCGGTTCAAGAAACGCCGCAGGACAAGTAATTACTTCCTCGCCTGCAAGTAATGCACCCGTTTCTGACAACCGCTGATCAGGCGTATTCACCGTATGGTAAATACGGTTTTCCGCCTGATTGACGATCGTAGGAATATTGGAGACGAAACTTGTTTCCGAGTTCTCCAAAAAATCCTGCAGTAGCTGGTTGAGTTCAGCGTAAGTCACTAGCAGCCCTTCTTCATGCCGCCCTTAGCCATCTTCGGCGCGGGACCATTCTTGCCAGCTTTGTTCGGCTTCTGCGTGTTCGTGGTACGACCCTTCATTTTCAGCTTTCCTCCCTTCTTGTCTCGTTGCGCATCGAGGCCAGCGCCACCACCCGTGATCTGCTTTGACACAGCAAGGTTGTTCGCTGCCTGTTTCTTGTTCGCCATCAGCTTCGACAGCACATCAATGCCGTTCATGATAAGCGCCGATGTCATGCCAGACTTGCCACCAAGTCCACCGACAGCGCCCGTCGCGATCGCCTTCAGCATGGCAGGGTTGCTGAACCGACTGGCCATCTTCGTCGGAATGCCAGCCATCTCGCCGGAAACGATGCGCTGCGCCACTCCAGGCAGAGGCCCCGCATCGACATCAGCAAACGTCCCGCCACCTGCCTTACGCGGCGTCCATGGCTGTCCTTGAAATTTACGCATTCTTCCCTCCCTATGAGGTGGTTACTGTGACTTGACCAAGACGCGCCTGCGCCCCAAGTCCGACCACTGGATTAAAGCCAGCGAATGCGCGGATACCCACGTACTCCCCGGAATTTGGCCTAGCCTGATACAAAGCCTGCGGGTCAGCCGTTCTGACGCGGCCAACCTGCAACTGCGGGTTATCCACATCATAGCAGTCTGGGCAGACTTTTAAACCATCCCATTTCTGGTTCGTGATATGCTTCCGCAGATCACGATATTTGCAGTCGCGTCCGCAGATGTCGCATACCGCATTTGCGTGTCTGCCGGATGCGTATGCCATCTCAGAGGTACCCCGTAAACGGCACGATCATCCACGACGACCTATCTCGGTCCTCGCTCGCGGCAAGCTCAAAGTCTTCCTCGTACCGAGCCTTCAACTCCTGCACGATCGGCTGACCAGCACGCTTCTTTGCTGCCAAGTGGTACGCCAGTCCACTCGTCATCGCGGCAAGGAATCGAAACGGGACATCCGCTGTATTCGAGTACGTGCTTCCAGCATCCTGGATCCGACGCAAACGCCAGTAGTAGAAGTAATACGTCTGCGTATCATCAGGCACCTGCCACAAATACAAAGTAGGTGCTGAGGTGCCACGATGCAGCATCCACTGCGTGGGGTATCCAGTCGTCGTCTTGTTCGGGATAGCCTGATACGTGTCAAACGTGATCCGCTGGATCTGGATATCCGTCTGGGTTGTCGTGTTCCCAGAGTTGGTGCGGATCGCTCCATCTAGCAGGTCGACCGTATCCGCTGGCAACGTGTACGTAGCCTGACTCGCAGTCAGCAACTGCGTCCCAGACTCCAGCGTCCACATGTTGATGCCCCGATTAGCCCACTCGGAGAACAAATAGTTCAGCGAACGGCGTGCCGTGGTGATGTCGTAGCCGACTCGCGACTCGCCACCAATCCGTTCAAACGCCTCCTCGATCACTTCAAGGATGCCGGGGTTCCACGTCGCCGTTCCGCTGGTTGCCATTTATGCTCCCGCTATCGCTCTCTGAAACACTTCTTCCGCCTGCTTCTCCAACGCCTCGATCTCAGCGTGGATAGCCGCAGGGCGAACGTCCTTACTACGGCGGATATTGTCGGCGAAGGTATCGATCACGATCTTCTTCACCACATCAGCCGTGGACATACCCAGTGCCTTACCCATCAACTCAAGGTATTCCTCAACGATCGGCGATACCGAAATCTCAATACTCATGCTTTCACCGCCGCGATGAGCGCCGCTTTCGCAGCTTCCAGATCGGCTTCAGCCTTCGCCTTCGCATCGCGTAGAGGCTTCAGAGCGTCCGACCCAACCACGTCGGCCATGCGCCCCACCGTGTCGGCGATCTGCGACTTGAAGATGGAGAGGACGTTGGGGTACTTCAGCGTCTTGCCATCGTCGCCGAACTGCGTCAGCCGCCATTTCTCGGCAACGTCGAAGCCGATAGCGACTCCAGGTCCAGCCATCGTTTCAGACGACAAGACTTTGTCGTTGTCGTCGGTCAGTGTGAATGTGAGTTTCATTGGGTGTCCTTTAGCTTGCGAAGATTTTCCAGTTGGTGCCGTCCGACCAAACCATGACTTTATTGCTGCCGCCGCCAGCCACGGTGCTTCCGATGGTGGTTGCGTTGGCGTCAGTCACGTACTGGATGGAACCAGCGTTACCAGCGGCGGCGGCAGGGAGCGCAGAAACCGCAACGCCCGAGTGCTGTGACCTGCGAAGGAGTAGATCCCGATACTGGCCAGCAGTTCCTGAGTCGATCTCCAGTACCCCAGCGGCGTTGCGGGCTAGGCCGAGGTCAGCGGTGCCGAAATAGTTAGTAGTAGAAGACCACGTCAAAACCCGAGCTGAGCCTTGAGCCAGCCCAGTGCTTGTTATCGCAGTTGTTCCAACAACTAATGAGTTAGGGATAACATTCCCAGAGGAATCAATCGCAGCCAGTGCGCTACCCGCATTGTTTTGCCACTCCTGCAAATTTCCCGACTGCCCCGCGCCAGCACGAACTACTGCCTTGGTTGACCCAGTGGTGGCGGTTTCGTTGTAGATCGTCAGAGTGCCGGTGCTGGTCAGAGAACCCATGGGTACCTCGCCAGCGCCGATAAATTTCAAGGTTCCATAGGCGTTCCCCATGGACACCGTGCTGCCACCGCTATCAAAAATAAATCGAGTAGCTGCTGATACTGCAAATTGCTTCGCCGCCACCGTCCCTAGTGCATTCGCCCCGCCATCCCCCACTTGCAGCACACCAGCGGAGGCGCGGGAGAGGGAGAGGTCTCGCGTTCCGCCAGAACTAGAGGCCGTGAAGCCAAATAAATTCGCTGATCCAAGAGTTACACCACCCACCACCGTGCCAATAGAAACACCCCCAGAACTTGTTGTTTGAATCCCAATATCGCCGTACTGATCGATCTTGGTTACCTCCACCCCTGCATTATTCCTCACGCTCAGCAAATTCCCACTCTGCCCCGCGCCCGCTTGTATCACGGCGAGGGTAGAGCCGGTGACGGCGGTTTGGTCATAGACGCGGAGGGTGCCGGTGTTACCGGATTTTTGGACGTCGAGCTTGTAGTTGCCGTCGGTGGTGCCGCCGATGAGGAGGTTGCCGGTGGTGTTAAAACGTGCTGCCGCAATGCCACCGTTAGTAGTTATATCAATAGCCGCACTCCCAAATATACCGTTCCATCCAAGTCGAAGGTTTTGCGTTAGATTATTGGACAGCAGATATAGAGCAGTGGTGGCACTGTTGTCAGGGGCGACAATGGTTTGCGTATATCCAGAAACCGGACTCGCCGTCCCCACCCCCAACCGATGATTCGTCGCGTCCCAGAACAACGCCGTCGCATCCTGATTCAGCACCCCACTCGCCGAGACATAGGGGATCGCGCCGACGGTGGTGAGGTTGGACGCGCCACCGACTGCACCACCAGTCGGAGATCCTGAAAGCGTCTTGGACCCGATCGTAAAAACAGCCATATGCTATATCCCCTGTTGAATAACTGTGA